TTAAGTGTATATTTTAAAGAAGGTTAAGAATATTTCTAAGTAAGAGATATTGATATTCCCAATATTTTTAATTTTAGGCTCAATTAGTCTTATTGTTCTAACAGCATAAGTAGGCTGCTTAACCTTTTTTGCTTTAATATAGAAGTATATACATAATATAATCGATATCACCGCAAGTCCAAGACAAACACAATTGAAATATAAACTTCCTTGCAGAAAACTGTATGTGTAATTTAAAATAGTATCCGTTTCCATAATATAAAGGTTTATTCTTTTATTGCAAAGAAACAAATTCCAATTTTAAAAAGCAAATAATAATTTCCATTTTACTGCTATTGCGGATGGTTATACTATTGCTGCAAGGGGGGGCGTTTTTTTATTTCTTGTCTGTATAGTCTAAACCCACTCCCCCTAATAGTTACACGCGCAAAGTTTTTTCAGATGGTGGGGGCGCTGGGGGGATGCTTCATTTATCCGTAACTAATGCGCTACCAAATACTAACAATAAAAAGTTATGTGTAAAAAGCGCATAAAATGGGTGATTTAGAAGATATAAAAGATAAGATAAGCAAGGCGATGGCATCGCAGGGTACATATACGCCCGACTTGGATTTGTGCATAGAGCTTTGCGCTGGTTCATACATGGCATTCCGTATCGCTCTATCTGACATATCTAAAAGCCGAATGAAATCTTTCGTGAAAGAAAAGACACGCGAAGAAAATACGAAACTCGTAGCACATCCTGCATTCAAAGTATTATTTGATGCTTTGGAAACAACCCGTAAGCAGTTGCGCGAACTTGGTTTGACGTTGCAGACACTTACAGCAACGGAAGATGATGAGGTTAACGACTTAATCAATAAGGTAAACGAGGCAGGCGATGTTAACTAAAGATGAACTGATACGGTTAAAAGATGCCACTGCAAAAAGATTGCGTAGTATTGATGTACTTTCATACAACTTGGAAAAGGCAGATAGCCGTCTAAGTTCGTATGTGCGTAGCTGTATCAATAATCCCAATGACCATAATCTTTATGAACTTCTTTCGATAGCCCGTTTCTTTCGGTTTCTTGATACATACGATTTCATAATGAGCGAAGTACGCAAATTCATCGTATTCTATGAAAGTCTAAAGTTCAGTGGTACGAAAGGAAAGACAAGGTACAAGCTAACGCCTATACAAGTGTTCCAGTTCGCCAACATATTAGGCTTTTATCATACCGGAACAAAGAAACGTGTCATTCGTGAAGCACTGTTGTTCGTCCCTCGTAAATTCAGCAAAACAACGAGTGTAGCGAGTTTGGCTATATATGATTTATTATTCGGTGATGCTAATGCGCAGACCTATGTAGCAGCTAATTCGTATAACCAAGCGAAAGTATGCTTCGATGAAATTCGCAACATTTTAAAGGCATTAGACCCGAAGCTACGCAGGTTTACCATTAACAGAGAGATTATCTATAACAGAATAAAGGGTAAAACATCCTTTGCCCGTTGCTTGGCATCCAATCCCGATAAATTGGACGGTTTAAATGCGAGCACGGTGATACTGGACGAATATTCGCAGGCCGATAGCGCAGCACTGAAGAATGTATTAACGTCTTCAATGGGCGCACGGCTCAACCCTTTAACAATTGTAATTACTACTGCATCCGACAAACAAGAATGCCCGTTCATTGATATGCTAAAGAACTACAAGGCGATATTACGTGATGAACTTGTTAACGATGCTGTATTTGCCCATATATTTGAGCCGGATGCAGGCGATGAAGAAAGCGACCCTCACACATGGCATAAGGTGCAGCCTCACATGGGCATAACCGTTTATGAAGATTTCTATGTGAGTGAGTACCAAAAAGCCTTGATAAGTGCTGATGATGCTTTGGAGTTCAGAACGAAACTGCTTAACCTATTCGTGCAGAATACTGCAAAGATATGGCTTTCTGCATCCGATATTGAGGCGCTTACAAAAGATATAAACATTGATAAACTGGCGAACCGTCCGCCTTGTATGGTTGCCGTTGACTTGTCTGTGTGTGACGACTTTTCGGCTGTCACATACATGCTTTATTCGGCTGCATCCCGTTCGTTTCATTCGCATACTGATTACTATTTCCCTGCTGATGCACTGCCTAATCATCCGAACCGTGAGCTTTATGAGAAATGGGCTAAAGATGGGCATCTGAAACTTTGCAAAGGCAATGTGATAGACTATAAACAAATTGTAGCTGACATATTGGCGAGAAACAAGGCTGTGAAAATATTAGGTATCGGATATGACCCGTATCGTTCCGCAGAGTTCGTTAATATGCTTTCTGCCTCCGGTGCAAAAAAGATACTGACTCCAGTCAAGCAGACATACGGCACGTTTACAAGCCCCGTAGAAAGCTTTGAATTAGCTGTGAAGCGTGGGCTAATGTCCTTTTCTCCTAACCCTATCACTTATTACTGTTTCGGAAATGCGGTACTGGATGAGGATAGGAACGAGAACAAAAAGCCTATAAAGAAAACACATAATTTAAAGATAGATGGCGCAATAACCAACCTTATGACATTCTATCTATACAATAACATAACCCAATAAAAACATGAACATCAAATTTTGGAGAAAACAACAAAAGAGGTCTGTAGATACTGGTGCAGGAGCAGGAAAGGCAATACAAGCCCGTCTGCCGTCTGTACCGTCACAGCCTATAGATGTAACGAGTACAAACAGCGCAATGCAGCTTGCAGCAGTTTACCGTTGTGTGTCTATATTGTCCGGCACAATAGCCTCATTGCCGTTGCAGGTTAAGAGAAAGAAAAACGGTTATTTTTCTATTGATTGTGAAAACGAACTGCATAGCGTATTGACTCGCAGACCGAACAAGCGCCTTAACTCATTCGATTTTATGCAGAATGCCATCATTCAAATGGTGAATAATGGGAACGCCTACATTCTTATAAGACGTTCTTTCGGTGAGGTTTCAGAACTGATACTTTGCGCAAACAACTCTGTTTGCTACGATAAGTTTTCAAACAGATATGTGATTTCTGACGGCATCAATCATATTAGCGGTGTGTATGATGCGGATGATATAATTCATTTGAAAAACAAAAGTCTGGATGGCGGTTATACTGGTGTCAGTACAATTTATTACGCCTCACGCATACTTTCCATTTCAGCAAGTGCAGATAATCAAAACTTGCAGACGTTTCAGAACGGAACAAAAGTAAAAGCCCTGCTTTATGGCGCAAGTGGCGGTATGTCCGGTATTGATGCGCTTGATTTTGAGCAAACATCTCCGGTAGCCGATAGAGTTGAAGCGCAGTTGAACTCCGGTAAAGATATTATAGCCATCTCGGAGGACTTGAAATTTCAACAATTATCTATAAATCCGGTTGATGCGCAGCTACTTGAAACAAAGAAATTTTCAGTATTGGATGTGTGCCGTTTTTATGGCGTTAATCCCGATAAGGCTTTTGCCGGACAGTCCACGAATTATAAAGCTTCCGAAATGGGGCAGGTATCATTCTTGACGGACACTTTACAGCCTATACTATCACAGATAGAAGCGGAGTTCAACGCTAAGTTAGTACCGGATAAACTAAGCGGTGTCTATAAAATAAACTTCGATTTGGAAGCATTGTACCAAACCGACTTAACAACACGTGCAGCCTATGATAAGTCCATGTATGAGCTTGGTGTATTTACGACGAATCATTTACGGATGAAACAAGGCATCGCACCCGTTGACGGTGGAGATACGGTAATGGTTAGCTGCAATGTTGCGCCTATCAATTCCGCAAAGATACACGGAGAACAAAATAAGGAGCTACCAAAGGATGAATAAAAATCATATAGTAAAAAGATAATGGAAATAAGAAGCTACACGGAAGAGGCATCTCCGAAAATAGACGGGCGAACGATACAAGGCTACGGCTCTGTGTTCGGCAAACAGTCCCGTATATTATATGATGTGGAGAAAAAACAGTTCTTCATTGAAGTTATAGAAAAAGGTGCAATCACAGATGAGCTAATACGGAGCTGTGACATAAAAGCCTTGATGGAGCATAACAAACAAAGGCTATTGGCGCGGTCAAATATGGGTGCAGGTTCGTTGGCTCTATCCGTTGATGATTACGGACTGGCATACAAGTTTGATGCGCCTAACACGCAATGCGGAAATGATGCAATAGAAATGATTAACAGAGGCGACTTATTCGGTTCTTCATTCGCCTTTTGGACGGATGAAAAGAAAAATGTTACCTACGAGCGGAAAGATGGCATCTTATTCCGTACAGTTCACAAAATAGATAAGTTGTTTGATGTTTCCATTGTTGCAGACCCGGCATATTTCGACACGGACGTAACGGTAAGAAGCCTTTCGGACATTGAACAAAAAGACATTGAGTATATAAACCAAATTAATAATTTAAGAAAATTCATTTAGTTATGAGAAAAAACTACGTAAGAATTGCAGAGATTAAAGAACAGATGCGTTCAATGCTTGATAAAGCGGAGGCTGAAAAGCGTATTTTGAATGAAACGGAGCAAAAAGAGTTTGATTCGTTGAAGAACGAAAAGGAACTTTTGCAGATGAGAGAAGAGCGTAGAGGATTGGATAACGAGCCTAACTATTTGGGTGGAATGTCCGGTGCAGTATTATTTGCAAAGGCGGTTGATGATGTAGTAAACCATCGCTCTTTGACCGATTACAAAGGCATCGTTTCCGAGAATGGCATTAAAGTAGTAACCCGTGCCGAGGTTTCCGCAATCACTACCGCAGATGCAACCGTGCCCGTTACAGTTGGCGAAGTCATTGAACCGCTTGAAAAGGGGCTGATTCTTGACAAATTGGGCATCAAGATGCAAAGCGGACTGGCAGGCGAATTCATTTTTCCGACATTGCAAGCGGTCGAGGCATCCATCGCAGGCGAAACAGCTACAATCGGAGACAGTGATTTGAATATAGGTAAGGTAAAGGCAACTCCCAAACGTGTATCTGTGTCTATTCCGGTTTCCCGAACTGCCATCAAACAAACCAATTACGATTTGCAGAATATCGTGTTAACACAGCTTTCAAAGGCGGTTGCTCGTTTGCTGAACAAATGGTTGCTTTCCGGTACAAAGTTGGCAGGTGCGACCGATGGATGCTTCGTTAAAACGGAGGCAGATGTAGAATACGATACCGCACTTACATTTGCCAATGTCGTAGCATTGGAAACTACCGTAATGGATAACGGTGCAGACGTAACAGACGGTACAGCGGCTTATGTTTGTACTCCGAAGGTTTACGGAGCATTGAAAACAACCCCAAAGGAAAAGGGTTCGGCTGAAATGATTTGCAAGGATGGAATGATTAACGGTTATCCGGTTCTTGTTTCCAACTACATGGATGCTGATACAATCGGGTTCGGTGTGTTCTCTTATTCAGCCATCGGTCAATTTGGCGAAATGGACTTGATTATAGACCCGTACACAGATGCCAAGTCGAACGTAGTCAACTTCATTTTGAATACTGATTACGATTTGGTTACGGCACGTACAGAAGCCTTTGCCATTGCAAAGAAAAAGGCTGCATAAAGCAATTTTGTTTTCATCATTTCTATATTAGTTGTTGGGAGGTGGGGATGTTTCAATATCTCCACCTCTTTTTAAAATGTGTTATGAAAGAATATATTACACTCGAAGAAATAAAGAAGCATCTCAATATTGACTTTAGCGATGATGATACATATCTGGCTGATATTGTTACCGTTGCTCAAATGTCGGTAGAGAGAGCTATTAATGCGCCACTTTCAGAACATGAGGAAAACGGTGCATTGAATCCGATGTTGAAACATGCTATCAAGATACTGGCAGGAAACTTCTACGCTAATCGTGAACCCGTTTCATTTGCCACGCCCAACGTTATTCCTTATACACTGGCATATCTTATCAGACCATTTAAAAAGTATCAATAATGCAGGCAGGACTACTTAATGAGATTATACGTTTCCAAGAAACGGAAACGGCACGGGATGAAATGGGAGGATTTTCCGATGAGTGGGTAGATGTGCTATCCAAACGTGCGGAGGTTCGATTTGCATCCGGCAGTCGTAAACTTGTCAATGGTGAAGTGTATAACCCATTGGCGATAACTTGCAAGATTAGATACTGCAAAGATATACATGAAAAAATGATACTTATACATGAGGAAAGAAGTTATAAGATAATTTCCATAAATCGCGATAGGAAACAACAATGTACGGTGATACAAGCAGAGTTAATCAATGAGTAGCAAAGTAACGCAGGCTGGGTATAAAGTCATAGTTGACGTAGAAAAGATTAATCGGCTACTAACGCAACTGAATGACAAGGAAGCAAAGAAAGCTATAAAGGCAGCTTTGCGAAAATCGATATTAGTCATACGAAAGGGAGCGCAGAGTAATTTGGTTTCACTCTTTCCGAGCGCTAATAAGTCGGTTACGAAAGGCGGCATAATCCATAAGCCACTGAAGAACGATATAAATATAGCGGTCTATCGTAACGCTTCGGGTGCTCGTATTGATTTGCTGGATAAGCGAAAGAAAGATTCCCGTTCTTATATTCTTCGGTTTATAGAATTGGGAACAACGGAACGAGCTACCAAGAAAGGGGCAAATAGGGGTAATATGAAAGCGTACAATTTCTTTGGCGATGCAGTTACGGCAAAGAAAACGGAGGCTGAAAGTATGTTGGAGCAGAATATAGTAGATGCTATAAAAAAGATTGTAAACAAGAAATGAGTATATCTATAGGTACACATATATATGAAAAGTTATCATCTTCTGCAAGCCAAAAAAGGCTTGTTAGAGATAAGATATTTCCAGTATCTACACTACGCGCTACTACATTTCCTTTCATTTTGTACAAACGGAATTCGTTGATTCCGAATACGACAAAAGACAGATACAGCACTGGCGATAACGTAGAAGTTGAAATAATCGTAGCAGACTCCAATTATTCCCGTTCGATTATCATTGCGGAATATGTACGCGATTTGATAGACAAGAAAACTGGTGATTATAAACGATTTTCAGTCATTGATGCGAATTTAATTTCAACGGATGAAACGTTTACGGAAGATACTTTCATACAACGGCTCACTTTTTCGTTTGAAACAGAACCAAACATTTAAAATTGAATTATATGGCAAAAGCAAAACAAGTATTAGGTAAAGATTTGATGTTGTTTGTTGGCGGCAAGGCTATTGCATTGGCAACGTCTTGCAAAATCGGCATGTCAGCCGAAACAATTGACACACAGAGTAAGGATAGTGGCATATGGAATGAAAAGGACATTAAAAAATTGGGTTGGAATTGTTCTAGCGAAAACTGCTTCAGTGCGGATGCAGACATTAACGGCTATGACAAACTGTTTGCCATGATGGTTGCAGCGCAACCCGTGGATGTTGCTTTCGGTATTCCCGATAACCGTGGAAATTCGTTGCCATCGGCTGGCTGGGAGTTGCCCCAAAAACCATATCAAGGTAAAGCGTTAATAACTTCGCTTGAACTGAATGCCTCTGACGGTGATAAAGCAACCTTTTCCGTCTCTCTTGATGGCACTGGCGTGCTTACGAATGGTGACAGCTCGGCAGGCGGTGACGGTGGCGATGGTGGCGGTGGTTCTGATGGCGACCAAGGCGAAAACCCGTTAGGATAAAATGTATTGTTAATCGGGGGCGGTGAGAACTGCCCCTATTATTTGTATTCAACATGAAAAAGATAACAATCAATGGTTTAGAATATACCCTTAGAAATATTCTTCGGAATTTCTTCGTATATGAAGAGATAAAAGGCGCACCGTTTACCTTTGGGAAGCTTATAGATGAATACCTACTTTTTTACTGCACATTGCTGGCTAACAACGAAACGTTCTCCATGTCGTTTGCCGACTTCATAGACGTATGCGATGCGAACCCGTCTTTGTTCTCTGAATATAAAAAGTTTGTTGTTTCTGAACTGGAAAAACAAGCGCAGTTTGCCAGTAAAGAAACGGATAAATCCACAAAAAAAAAGAGAAGCCGATAAGCATACATAAACTTTATGAGCGCGTAGTAGGGATTGGCGGCATATCACCATCGTATTTTCTTGACAAAATGACGTTCGGGGAAGTGAAAACGTTTCTGACTGGATTTAATCTCCGTAATCGTGAAGCATGGGAACAGACCCGTATTATCGGATATATCATAGCTCAATCGAATAGCACGAAAAAACTTGAACAAACAGATATATTACGCTTTCCTTGGGACGAAGAAGATAAGGAAGCCGCAACGGTCACAGATGATGAGATGAAACGGTTACGTGAAAAAGCAAAGCAGGTAGAACGAATGTATAAAAATTGATTACATGGCAGATATAATAAATCGGTTACTGTTAGACACGAATAACTTTGATGCAAAACTAAGTAGTTCAAAGAAGGGGGTTAATGACTATCAAAGTAGCGTAATCGGGATGGCTAAAACCGCAGGCGTAGGTATGCTTAAATTCGCTGGCGCTATCGGTGTTGTTACTGGTGCATCCGAAGTATTTACCAAAACCATCAATTCAAGCCAAGTAACCGGGGATGCGTGGGCGGCTACTATTGGCAGTGCTAAAACCACCGTTGATGAATTTTTCTATTCATTGGCTACTGGTGATTTTACGGGCTTTCTTGGCGGTCTTGATGGCATTATTAGCAAGGCAAAAGAAAGTATTGCGGCATTAGACCAATTGGGAAATACGCGAATTAGTCATAGCTATTTTAGCGCGGAGAATGAAAGTAATATTGCCGAAGCGCAATATACTGCTAAAAATAAGTTTGCGCCCATTGATGAGCGTATTGCAGCATTTGGAAATTGGCGAACGGCACTTGGCTCTCAAAGTGAAATTAATAGGACTTTACAAGCCGATTTGGTTAAAGCCATTACTTCATCTGTTGAGGAGGAAATAGGTGGCAACAAACTGAAAGTAACAATGGATGATGTCAGAATGGCATTAAAAATAGATGTTACAGACCCACAAAAGAGAAGCGAATTAAAACAACGCTATTCTAATGGATATAATGCCTATGTAGGATATGACACGGCAAAACGCAAAGAGTTAAGCAATACCACTGACCCCAAAAGGATAGAGGCTATTAACCAACAGATAAAGGATAATATAGAGAGCCAAAGAGAAGCTATTATAGTCAATGCAATGTTAAACAAGTATAAGGATGAGGAGCTTACCAACATTGCAAATATGGCATCCGAATATCAGAAATTAACAACTTCGCTGCGTTCTGTAAGTAGAGAGTATAACGAGACTGCCAACGAATTCAATAATTCAAATAAGGCTGTCAAAGGATTTGCACCCGTACAAAGTTTGGAAGGATATAAAGTGTATGCTGGTAATCCTGCAACAAATAACAGTGCGAGAAATAAGAAACCCGATGTAGCTCCATCGGGTTCTATTGCGGCATTGAGTGAGCAAATAAGCGCAAAGAACAAGGAATTGATAAACGCTACAACCTTGCAGGCGCGTGTAGCCGTACAGCAAGCTATCAACGAACTGGAAGCAAAAAAAATAAACTTGACAATTTCTCTGAAAGAGGAAATGTTTAAATCGGAACACGGCAAAAACAAGTTTCCACAATCCAGCAGTAGCCTTATGTCTGAAATAGCTGGGATTACTAATAAAGGAATGAATTTGGAAGGTTTAAAACTGCCTAAGTTTCAGTCTCCGATAGATAAAAAGGACGTCAATCTGTTAGAAAAATACCAAGATAATTTGTACGGAATCAGTGATGCCATGCAATTTATATCGGGTGCAACAGATGGCGGTGCAGCTTCATGGCTCAATTGGGGTGCATCGTTGCTGCAAAGTATCGCTATGGCAATCCCTGCAATACGTGCACTAATCCCTGCACTTGCTGCCAAAACAGCAGGTGAGGCGGCAAGTTCAGCAGCGCAAATACCTTTAGTTGGATGGCTTGCCGCAGGTGGTGCGGCAATGTCTATCATTTCTTTGTTTGCCAGCTTGCCGAAGTTTGCAGATGGTGGTATTATAGAAGGTGGGTCAACCTTCGGAGACATGAGTATAGCACGGGTTAACACCGGGGAAATGATACTTAACGGAGTGCAGCAAGGTAACTTGTTCAGATTGTTAAATGGAGGTTCTAATAATGTGCCGTCTAATAATGGTGCGGTTTCATTCAGAATACATGGGAAAGACTTGGTAGGTGTCCTTTCAAATTATAACAGCCAAAAAAAGAAAGTAAAATGAATTTAGCATATTATTCGGAATTCAAGAGTAGATATAATACTCCGTATAGGGTTGAAATATACACTAAGAAAAATACGGGTTCGGCAAAAGAAATACGTTTGTCCGGTACTCCATTTACAGTGGAGTGGGAATCAGACAGACTTTATAAACCTCTGAAAATGTCGAATGCAGTATGTAGTATTATAACAAGGGAATTGCTGTTAGACTTATATACCGGGGAAAATCAAGGCGTTGAGGTCGTTTTAAAGAATCGCGAAACGAATACCCTTGAATGGTTTGGTTTTGTCACTCCCAATATGTATTCAAGCGATTATATTTCACTTGATACGTTGGATATAGAAGCGATAGACAGTATAGCATGTTTGGATAATATCAAGTATTCATATATGGGCGAAAAAGCCGATTTCCGTTCTTTTTCTGAAATTATATGCAATGTGCTCGCAAAGGCAGACCCACAAAAATGCGTTCAGAAATTATATGTTCAGAACTGTAACAAGTTAACAAGCTCTGCAACGGCTTGCATATTGAAAAGCCTATACATACATGAACGTAATTTTTTCGATGAAATGAACGAGCCTATGACTTGCAAGGACGTACTTACTTCGCTGGTGGAATATTTAGGCATGACGCTAATACAGTGGAAAGATGCTTACTATATCATTGACTACGAGTATATTGATAATGGATATACTGACTGCACTTTGTTCAATATACGTAATCTGACAAGCAGCAATACTATATTGCCAATAAGCAGCAAAAATATTATGGATATTGGCGTATCAAGCAGTAACGGCTCTATATCCTTAGATAGTGTATATAATAAGGTTACGGTAGTGGCGAATACCAATGCAATAGGCGATTTGTGCCCCGACTTGATAGATGATGATGATTTGGAAAATCAGAATTCAGACCCGGATAAATACTATACGCAAACAATTGATGATACAGTGTTTTTGTCAGCCTATTTTAAATCAAAGGAAAATTGGGAAACCTTACAGTCGGTAGAAGAGATGGATGATAGTAATATAGGAAACATATACTACGGTTCTTTCTTTCAAAAAACAGACAGCTATAGTATCAATGACTCTGAACCTTCATCGTTGGACTGGGGGACTTATCTTACGTTTTGTAGCAGAATATTATTAATAGCTGGCAGTTGTGGAAAAAGAGAAAGAATGAGATAAAATAATGAATATAATCTATTGATATTTAGGTGTTTGCTATTTGTACCCAACTTTTCCTTTGTTTTTCCTATTTTCCTGCTTATTCCAATAAATGCGTTTATTTTGTTACCAGTTTGTTACTTGAATAGCATTGAGTAACAAAAAAAATATCTATATTTGCCATCGGTAACAAAATAAAAACATAAGTATGGCGAAGAAGAAACAAGAGGCTAAATTGAAGGAGCCTGTAAGAATCCGGTTTAAGCAACTTGCCAATGGTAACCAGTCTATATATTTGGACTATTACACAGGTGATGTTATTCGGAAAGAAAACTATGTTGGCGGTAAGCGTCAGTATGAGTTTTTGAAACTCTATCTTATTCCTGAAAAGACAAGGGAAGATAAGGCAAAGAATGAAACTACGCTGGCTCTTGCCAAAGCGATTCAAAGCAAGCGGATAGTAGAGCTACAGAATGATGCGCATGGATTTCAGAACACTAATAAGTCAAAAGCGAATGTAATTGACTATTTGGTGAACATGAGAAACCAATCTAAAGAGCGTGGTAGCTTGAATTATGAAAAGACTATTGGTAACACTATCCGTGAATTGAAACTATTCAGAGGGGACTATATCGCTTTCCGTGATATAGACAAAGATTTCCTTAGTAACTTTGTGGATTTCTTAAAACAAGCCAAGAAAGCAAGCAAATACGGATTGGCAAAAGCAGGAGGAGTGTTAAGTAATAATTCGGTAGTCGCTTATTACGGAGTATTGCGCACCGCTCTGAATAAAGCATTTAAAGAAGGAATTATAACCATTAATCCTACTAAGGAATTTAACTTTGCCGATAAGGTAAAAGCGGAAGCGAGCCGTAGGGAGTATCTGACGATAGAAGAACTGAAACTGCTTATAGCTACTGAATGTAAGTATGAGATAATGAAGCAAGCCTTTCTTTTCAGTTGTTTGTGTGGATTACGGGTAAGCGACATAAGAAAGTTGAAATGGAGTGATTTACAGAAAAGCGGTGAAAGGATTAGAATTGAAATAAAGATGCAGAAAACCAAAGAGCCGCTTTACTTGCCTATATCTGATGAAGCCTTAAAGTGGCTGCCACAGCGGGGGGAAGCGAAAGATGATGATTTTATTTTCCCTTTGACACATGAGGGTACTATAAATAATATACTTCAAAAATGGGCGAAAGCAGCAGGAGTAACTAAGCATATCTCATTTCATGTTGCAAGACATACCCACGCTACCATGATGTTAACATTAGGTGCAGATTTATACACAGTTAGCAAGTTATTGGGGCATAAGAACATTGCTACAACTCAAATTTATGCCAAGATTGTAGATAAAAAGAAAGAAGAAGCGATAAGTTTGATACCAAACTTAACGGATTAATTTAAAAAGAAAGAAAGTACGGAACGCTGATAGCCGCACTTTCTTTCTTTTTTTGCCTATGTTTTACTGGAAAAATATATCTTTGCCGCTACTAACTGAAACAGAGCATATTATGACAGAAGAAGAACTGAAAGTAAAATTCGATTATATACAAGGCATATTCAACCGTTGCATAAACTATGCCTGCCAAATTTTGATAGACAGTATCATCGTCAAGGTTCGATACTTGAATGGAGAACAGGCTGATGAACTGGAACGTCAGGAATATATACATGCTGTTAATGAATTAGCGCAACTATATATCCGTTATTCAGCACTGAATGACATCCAAAATTTCTACTCTGTACCCGATTTCTTTTGGGAAAGCGGTTTTTATGAAGCCTTGAAGCCTGATGAAAAAAGAAAATATCTTTCATTCTCTCCTCTTTCGTTCAATTATTCCCAATATGCGCAGGATAATACAGTTTACGATGAAGAACTACCTTATTTCTCCATGACAGTAAAAGCTGTTGTGTTGGAAAGATATTCGGCATACTTGCGAAAAAAGAAAGAGGATAGAGCGCAGGTAGAAACACAGCCGCAACAGGAACAGGTAGAACTGAATCCGGAGCCAACTATCGTTTCTCCAGTAATAGCCGTACCTCCCGTCGCTGAAACGGAAAATCAGTTTGAATCAATTCTTAATGACGGTCAGATAGAATTGATTGCGGAATGTATGAATGAGGTTAAGATGTTCAATGCCCCCGTAACTTCTGACGACCTGAAAGCGATACTCTCTTGCAAGCCCAAAGTCATATTCAGGTCTAATAATAACAGGTATCTCGCTTTTCTTTTTTCAGAGTTGAGCTATCGCAACCTGATTACCCCCAATTGGCAATCGGTTATTGCCAACCATAAACTCTTTCTTTCCAAAGACAAAAGTAGGGATAAATACCTCAATCAAGGTGATTTAGCCACAGCTACGAATTATGTGAAAGACATAGACCATGTGAAAGGATATGCAATCATAGACAAGTATATCAAACAACTGAAAAAACTTTAAGAACAGGTTAAGACCTCAAACATAACTTAATCCGCTATCAAGCTATTACTCAATACTTTTGCCCCCGTAATCGATTACAAGTAAACGGAGGGCATGCACTCCATATTGTTTCACGCAAATACTTATATAGTATGAGTAAGAGTATTGAGATGCGAGTTGAAGAACTCGAAAATTTAGTGTTCCTTTCAAAAAACGTGCTTAGTTTCGAGGAAGCAAGCAAGTTTTTAAACCTTTCCAAAAGTTACCTGTATAAACTGACTTCGGGTAACCTGATACCGCACTACAAACCGCAGGGCAAGATGCTTTATTTTGAGAAAGCAGAGTTGGAAGCGTGGCTACGTCAAAATCCTGTAAAGACACAAGCGCAGATAGAACAGGAAGCGCAGAAGTATGTTCTTAACCGTCCCTTAAAAAAGTAA